CGACAACATTGGTTTCCGCTCCGCTCTGCCCCTATGTCAAGAAGCCTTACGGTTACGACCGTAAGGACAGTACAAACAGGGTTAAAGGGGTTATTTTCCGTTCCTGTAGACAGGAAAAAGATTGAATTGCTGTAAAGACAGTTAGTAAGCATAAGCCGAAAAGAAATATATTTGTCACGTCCGAAAGGGTTAAAAACTGATTAGGTTTGTACGGCACAAATTTACAAGAGGTATGCAATGCAAAGCATAAAGAATATATACGAAAAGATTTATGATTTTGAGAATTTACATAAGGCTTGGGAGGAAGCGAGAAAAGGAAAGAGGTACAGGGATGATGTATTGATTTTCAATCGCAATTACGAAGAGCAGTTAATAAATATTCAGAATCACTTAATTTATGAAACATACGAGGTAGGAAAGTATCACACCTTTTATGTTTACGAGCCGAAGAAAAGGCTCATTATGTCCTTACCATTTAAGGACAGAATAGTACAATGGGCGATTTACAGGCAGTTATTTCCGTTGTACGAAAAGACATTTATCTTTGATTCCTACGCCTGTCGCAAGGGTAAGGGAACGCATAAGGCAGCCGACAGGTTGCAGTATTGGTTAAGGCAGACCGACAGGAAGCCGGAACGGTACTATTATCTGAAAATGGATATATCAAAGTATTTCTACAGGGTAGACCACGATATTTTATTGAAGATTTTAGCACGCAGGATTAAAGACCAACGACTACTCAACCTGTTAGAAAAGATTATAAATTGCGAATCTATGAATTTTGGATTACCGCCCGGCAAAGAGCCAGACGAAGTGGCAGTATCGGACAGATTGAGCAATAAGGGGATGCCGATAGGCAACCTTACCTCACAAATGTTTGCAAATATTTACCTTAATGAGGTAGACCAATACGCAAAGCATGAGTTGGGATTGCATTACTACATCCGATATATGGACGATATTATCATACTCCACCACGATAAAAAGTATTTGGCAGAGGTCAAAGAGTTGTTAAGGGCGTTCTTATCAGACGAATTAAGGTTAGATTTGAATAATAAAACAACTATCAGACCGTGCAGCATGGGCGTTGATTTTGTAGGCTTTAGAATATGGTCTACGCACCGCAGATTAAAGAAGAAAACGGCGGTAAAAATCAAGCGTAATCTTAAAAATCAGATTGCAAAAGTAAAGGCAGGAGAAGAAAGAAAAGACAGGTTAGACCGTTCGGTAGCTTCATATCGTGGTATCCTGTCACATTTTAACAGTTACGGACTTAGGCAGAGCCTTAACACCCTGTTTAAGGAAAACGGTATGGTAGAGAAAAAAGAAGAGGTAAGCAGATGCACAGGAAATTGTGATAACTGCCCGAACTATACCGAAAGTTATTTTTGCGGATTTGCTACGCCATATTGCAAACTACAAGGAAAGGAAATTACACACAATGTATATTGATTCAGCAGCAATTATAACTATTGCAAGCGTATTAGGGGCATTAACTGCCATTGGTGCGGTTGCATACAAGATTATCAAATGGTTTCAGGCACAGGAAAAGCAGACAACCGATATTGAGGATTTAAAGAAGCAGGAGAAAGAGGACATAAAGGCAATGGAAGATGAATTATGTTTACTTACTTATGCGGTATTGGCGTGTCTGAAAGGACTTAAAGAACAGGGATGTAACGGACCGGTCACGGAAGCCATAGGAAAGATTGAAAAACATATCAATCAAAAGGCACACGGACAGGAAACATAGGAGGAAAAACAGAATATGAAATATCTTATTTGCGGAATCCTTGGCATTGCTATAGGATTCTTTGTTTTTTATTTGCTCTTTAGGATTGCGAACAAAGACAAGTTATGTAAGAAGCTACAGGACGGAAGTAAAAAGAAACTTCCAAAGCCGAACTTTACAAAACTTGTATTGGTTGCAGTCCTTTTTACTTACTTTGTGGGTTTGTATATCGGTATCAAAGTAACACTTATCGACTATTCACAATTCGGGGTGCTTGCCACATACATAGCAACCCCGACCACTACAGTAATTGCCTTGTATTGTTGGAAAGCCAAGGCAGAAAACATTATCAAAATCAAAAAGGGATACCCGGAGGAAACAAAGGATATTTCTGTTGATTTAAACAACATCAATATTTAAGGAGGTACGGCGTTATGGGAAAAACAATAACAGCCGGATTTATCAGCGATACAATTAACGGTATCGGGATAAATTCAAGTATCAAATGCAACAACGACAATCTGAACAACAACACAAGCCGAAGCGTAGCCTATGTGGTAATGCACTATACAGGCAATTCAAAGGATACGGCAAAGGCAAATGCAAATTATTTCAGCGGTGCGGGGCGTAATGCTTCCGCTCATTTTTTTGTAGATGATGCGGAAATTTACCAAAGCGTAGAGTTAAGGGATACCGCTTGGCATTGCGGGGCAAAGTCCTATAAACACGGCTCTTGCAGAAATGCGAACAGTATAGGTATTGAAATGTGTTGTACTGCCGGAAACTACAGAATTTCAGACAGGACAAAAGAAAACGCTGCATACCTTTGTGCATTTCTTTGCAAAATGCTTGGAATTGGTGCAAGTGGCGTTGATTCTTATGTGTTACGCCATTATGACGTAACAGGAAAGAATTGCCCGGCTCAAATGGTAAGCAATCCTACAGAATGGCAGGAGTTCAAAAGCAAGGTTAAGGGTATCTTAGGCGGTTCGGCATCCACGGGAGGACAGCAGCATACCGCACAGCCGACAACAGATAATGTAGCAAGCTACAGAGTGAAGATTACCGCAGATGTATTAAATGTGCGTATCGGTCCGGGAACAGATTACGGAGTAGCCACACAGGTAAAACAGGGCGAGGTATACACAATCGTAGGCGAAGTAAGAAACGGTAACACCACTTGGGGCAAATTAAAGAGCGGTGCAGGATACATAAGCCTTGGATATACGGAGAAATTAGCGGGAACAACCGCAAATGCTCCACAGGATACAAGTTACAGGGTAAAAATCAATACCGCCGTTCTGAATGTCCGAAAAGGTCCCGGAACAAATTACCCGGTAACAACACAGGTAAAACAGGGCGAAGTATATACAATCGTTGGAGAGGAAAAGAACGGTAGCACCACTTGGGGCAAATTAAAGAGCGGTGCAGGGTATATAAGCCTTAGATATACACAGAGAGCATAGGAGGTACACTATGGCAGTAACAGCAGCACAGGTAAAAAAGGTTGTTAAGGTCGCAAGCGGTATTATCTACTCACAGGAGGGCAATTACGGAAGTGTAAACAAAAACGACAACAACCACGGAATGAGCATAGGTAAGTGCCAATGGAACGCATATTGGGGCAGGGCGTTGCCCCTTTTAAAGTCCATTGTTGAAAAGGACCAGGAACAGGCAAAAGAGTTATTAGGGGATGCCTTGTATACAGAGATTGCCGGAAGTAGTGCGGATGCGTGGAACAGACAGGAGAGAGAAGCAACCGAAGAGGAAGCCAAGGCAATATCTAAGCTACTCACAACCAAGGACGGAAAGGAAGCACAGGACGATTTAGCGGATGCAGATATTACAGGATATGTAAAGAACGGCGTAAAAATCGGTTTAGTATCCTTAAAAGCACTTGCCTATTTTGCAGACTTGGAGAACCAAGGCGGTAGCGGTGCAAGTTCACGCATTGCCAAGACGGCAGCAGAAGCCACAGGAGGGGCGGAAAAGGTAGGACTTGAAGAAATACACGCCTACGCCTTAAAAGATGTCACAATGGGGCAATATGAAAGCCGTAGAAGCAAGGTATACGAAGCGATAAAGGAAAGCAACTTAACGGACGTATCACACACCAAGACAGAAGAGAAGCAGAACACACCGCAGAAGCCACAGGAAACGCCTACAGGAGTTTCAAAAGGCGATATAGTAACATTCACAGGCGGAGGGGTTTATATCTCTTCTACGGCAGAATACGCAGCCAAGGAAAAGGATGTGGTAAGCACCTGTAAGGTAACAGCAGTAAATGAGAAAGGCACACATAAATATCATTGCATTTCACAAGACGGTAAAGGTGTGTACGGTTGGGTCAATGCGGAATCTATCAAGGAGTTATCCTCTAAGGCACACAGCGACCCTGCAAGCGTTTCAAAAGGCGATATAGTAACATTCACAGGCGGAGGGGTCTATAAGTCATGTACGGCGGAATATGCGAGCGTACAGAGGAATGTTACAAGCACCTGTAAGGTAACAGCGGTAAATACCAAAGGCACACACCCCTATCATTGCATTTCACAGGACGGTAAAGGTGTGTACGGTTGGGTTAATGCAGCAGATGTAAAATAGACCGATTCGGTCACAAAACGGAGGAAAATACTATGCAGATTTTAAAATGGTTACTTGTTAATTGGGATTCTGTATTACTTATTGCTATGGTTGCAGCATTGATTATCTACTTAATCAAGACAGGACAGACCAAAATTTTAAAACAGATTGCAATTAAGTTTGTCACAGATGCAGAGGGAGAGTGCGGGGCCGGCACAGGAATTATTAAGCTGTCGGAAGTAGTTGCAAAAATGTACGCATACCTGCCGAGCGTGGTTAGAATCCTGTTTACAGAAAAACAGTTGGTACAGATTGCGGAATCTGTATTAGCGGAAGCAAAAAAGAAATGGGAAGCCAACGAGAACCTTACAACCTACATTGAAAACAAACAGCAGACAACCCCGGCGGTAGTGCCACTTATAGAAAATACAAAATAACAGAATATGCAGTAAACAAAAAACGCCCCCTTGGCTTGATGA